AAGATTTATAAAATTAAAAACAATGATTGTATTAAGTATTTTATTTATTTTATTAATTTTAATTAATAAATATTAGAAAGGTTAAAAATGCCAAGAGGAACACAAATCTGTAAATCAAAAATAGAAGAAGTTAAAAAATTTTATGAAAAAAATAAATCTCGTAAACAATTAGCTAATTTTTTAGATATAAGTCCAGAAGTAATTACAAGAATTATTAAATCAGAATTTAATATTGATAATTATAGAGAATTGAATAAAAAAAGAAATAAAAAAAGTAATAATAAAGAAAATAATTTATTTACTTTAAATTCTATTAAATCTGACTTTAATCTAAATCAAAATGAAACAATAAATGAAACAATTGAAAACAAAAATGATATATCTAATAAATTAGATAAAATAATTGAATTACTAGAAAAATTAGAAAGGAAAAATAAATGGAGGTTTGAACTATGAATTATATAGAAAATTTAACAAAAGCTGAAAAAAAACTAATACAAATTGCAAACGACTTAAATGAAAATTATCAAGAAATGACAAATTACGAACAGAAAATTGCATTACTCAAGGCACATCTTACAGGTTCAGCAGAGATAAGAAACTTACCTAATCAAGAAATGAGAAACGCAGAAATAGAAAAATATTTACAGACAAGTGATAAATACGAACCCCATTATAGGAAATACTTAGAACTTAAAACAGAAAATAAAAAGTTATATACATTATGGACTCTTTGGATTGAGATTAATAAAAATGCAAGAATAATTGCCTTAAATAAAGATGTTAAAGATTTATCAAATTTAGCAGATTTAGAAAATTAATAAATTAGAAAGGAAAAAAAATGTCTGATTGGAAAAAAGTAACAAATATAGATAGTATTACACAAGATTTTGAAATAAATCCTGTAATAGAGGGAATACTTACAAACAAGAAAACAAATTTAGGTGCGAATAACTCTACTTTATATGAAATAGAAATAGATGGGGGCGATATTGTCGGAGTATGGGGAAGTACGGTACTTGATAACAAAATGTCAAAAGTAGTAATAGGAAAACAAGTTAAGATTGAATATTTAGGGCAAGAACTTAATCCAAAAACTAAAAGAACTTACAAAAACTTTGATGTTTTTGTCAAAGATATTGCTGATGAAGTAGCAGAGGATTTATCAGATTTAGATTTGAATATTGACTTTTAGTATAATGGGGTGAGTTAACTTTTATTATATCGCCTTGCTCACCCCTATTAAGCAGGGAATAATGTTTTTTTACTACTCCTTTGCATTATTTCCTGCTTTGTAATAAATTTAAGAAAAAAATATGACCTATAAAGAATATCTAATTGAAGAAAAATATATGAAAGACCCAAGATGTAAAGAGTACGAAAGTTTTGAGGATTGGCTATCTGAACAAGACATAGATGATGTGGTTGAGTGGGTAGATGAATTTATAAAAACAATAATTGTCTAATGTATAATTAAATAGTGGTTGTTAAATTAAAAAAATGTAAGATTTGTAATAAAGAATTTATACCAAGAAGTTCTCTTAATAAGTATTGTTCTTATGATTGTAACTCGGTTGTAATTAAAAAAAGTGTTAAAAAATCACAAAAAAAAATTAAACTAAAAAAAATAAAAGTTAAAATAACCACACTTAAAAATAAAGCCGATGAATTATGGCGAAAAGTAGGAAAAGAAAAAGCCGTTTGTGAAATTTGTGTAACATATCCAGAAATGAAAGTTAATTATACGCAGTTACAAGCCCATCACATTGTTGGAAGAATTAATAAAACACTAAGGTGGGATTTGCAAAACAGGGCTTGGTTATGTCCAACACACCACACATTTGGAATAAAATCAGCCCATAATGACCCAAAATGGTTTTTAGATTATTTAATTAAACATAGAATTAAAGATTTAATATATATTGAAAATAATAAAAATAAAATTACAATCATTAATGAAGAATTTGTTTTGGAAAAAATAAATGAAATGCAAAAATTGCAACCAAATAGCAAACCACACTAAAACAATATTTATAGAGGGAAAGGTAATAGAACAATGCAACAATTGTTCTGATATAGGTTACATTGCTAGTAGTAGCGATAATAGCGTAGTAGCAATATATGCCGACAAAAATAACAAACCTTATGCAGTGAATAAAAAAGGAAACATAGTAGAAAATCATAGTTATAAAAATGACGCAAAAGGTTGGAAAACAGCCGGAAAAAAAAATATAAAATATTAAAAATTATGATATAATTTAAAAATGAGATTAGCAGTTGCAATTCCAATTTTAGCTACTCAAGAAATTGTTAAAAATCAAACTTTAAAAACAATTAAACTCTTAAAAGAAAATCAATCAAAAAACTTAACTTATATTCTATATGATAATGGAAGCGACCCAGCAGTTGTTAAATGGTTAAAAAAAGAAGAAACAGACATTTTAATTCATAGTGATAAAAATAACGGACTGCCCATTGCATACAACACAATGTTAGAAAAGGCAAAAAGTTTAAATATTGATTATTTATTTTGCACTCATAGTGATATTGAAATGTTTGAAAAAGATTGGGATTTAAAAATAATTAAATCAATAGAAGAAGCAAACAAAATACAAGAAGTAGGTATTGCAGGATTTTATGGAGCATTTGGGGTCGGAACTTACGATATTTACAAAACACATTACTATAAAGGACAATTAGCAAGAATTAATCCTGTTGCAGGTACAAAATGTTTATTAAAACCCGAAGTACACCACCACGCACAATTTAGTCAGGATTGGATAAAAGTTGCTTGTTTAGACGGATTTAGCCAAATTATAAAAGTTGATACTAAAATAAGATTAGATGAAACATTAGGTTATCACCACTTCTATGATACGGAATTAGGACTTCAAGCATACGAATTAGGTTATCAGGTAATTTGTATAAATGCAGAAATAAATCATATAGGGGGTATAACTGATGTTAATGAAAATTGGAACGCAGATTTTAAACAATCTAAAAGTGAAGTACACGACTTCGCCCACATTAAAGGTTATGAAAAATGGGATTACAGAAAAAATGAAAATATTAAAATTAAATTACCTTTTAGAATATGATTGATTTTGTAGTTGCAGTTAAAATAGATGATAATAAAAGATATGAATTATTTGACCAAACAATAGTTACCCTACTTAAAAACACACCCAAAGAATTATTAAATAAATTAATCATAATTAATGATAATTCAAGTTTTTATGAATTTTTAGACGACATTAATAATTCAAGTTTTATAAATGATGAGAAAATAATAATAAGTACAAACAATCAACAATTAGGAGTAGGGGCTTCAAAGAATATAGGGGTTAATTTGGCTCAAAAATACAATAAGGGAAGATATTTATATTTATTTGATGGTGATGTTTACTTTACAGAAAAATGGTCTGAAAACTTAATCCAGACCTTTGAAAAATATAAAAATGAATATAAGTTGTTAGGTTGTGGAATACACCCATATTTACAAGCAAGAATAGATGAAGGTAACAATGACATAACAAGCCACGATGCAATATCAGGTTGGAGTTGGTTTTTAGATTATGAAGTGTGGGACAAGTACGGACTATTAATGGATAATTCAATAGGAACAGGAAAATCAGAAGATTGGGAATATTGCCAAAGAATTAGAAATGATGGCTTAAAAGTAGGTTGTTTAAAAAAACAAACAATCGCACATTGTGGAATAACAAACACCGAGGGAAACCCAATAGTAGGATATGAAGAAAGTTTAAAACTAGCAAAACAAATTGCACCAGAAAGTATAATTTTATGAAATTTGAAGAAGTTTATAGAATAGTTGAAGAAAGTAGTAATGAGTGTGCATTTAACAGAGATGAAGCATTAGGATTATTTTCTACACTTTTATCACTTAGTGACAATGCAGTAATAGTTGAAATAGGGGTTGAGTTTGGAAGAAGTACGGCAGTAATAAATGAAGTATCAAAAATAAAGAGTTTTGACTTTACAGCAATTGATCCGTTTATTCAAGATAATGGATTAGAGGCACAGGCACACATAGAAAATCAAACAAATAAATATAATTGGAAGTTTAATTTAATAAAACAAACAAGCGAAGAAGCGTACAAAAATTGGAATAAAGAAATAGACTTAATTCACATTGACGGAAATCACGAATACAATTTTGTTAAAAAAGATATTGAATTATGGACAAAACACATAAATAAAAATGGTTATGTATTATTTGATGATTATGGACACGACTCACTACCAGATGTTTTAAGAGCTGTTAATGACACTTTAGACCCAAAATTTAAATTAATTGCAGTCTATGGAAACAAGTTAGGAGTTTTTAAATGCGAGTAAATCTAGCAAGTGGGCAAAGACCTTTTGATAATTGGGTTAATGTAGATATTAGGGAGCAATACAAAGAAAATGGTGAAAAGTATAAGATAGACCACATAGCAGATGTTAAGAAATTACCATTTGAAGATAATAGTTGCGATATATTATTAGCTCACCATTTATGGGAACACATACCATTGCACGAACAAGAAGAAACAATAAGAGAGTGGTACAGAGTTTTAAAAGTAGGAGGGATATTATCAATTCATATTCCAAATATGAGAGAATTAGCAAAAAGATGGTTAGAAGGAAAAATTGACACATTTATATTTAATGTAAATACCTACGGAGCATATCAAGGACATATTACAGACTTACATAGGTGGAGTTATGATGAAAAAGAATTAAATGACAGAATTACTTGTAATGGAAAATTTAATTTAAAAATGAGAGATTATGATAGAAATAATCCATTATATATTGATAGTGATATTAGTGAGGATTGGTGGATTTTAAATAAAGAATTTTATAAAGATTTATGAAAAAATTACAAATAAATATAGTAACACTCAATAATTTAGAATATTTAAAAAATGCAATTAAAAGCATTAAAACAAAATATGAATACGAATTATTAATAATAGACCAAGAAAGTAATGATGGAACAATAGATTGGCTGAAAGAAAATAATATAAGGTATCATAGATTTGAACCCAGAGTATGTTTATCAAAAGCGTGGAATTTTGGATTTATAAATGCCCTTAAAAATAAAGACATTGAATACATTTTCTTTCCTAATAATGATGTAATTTTTCACTCAAGTACAATTGATAATTTAGTTTTTGCGTATGAAGAATTAAATAGAATATACAATAATAAATATGTAATGGTTACAGGAAGTAATATAGCCCCTGAAATGGATTTAACTACTTTTAATTTATGTAAAGTTTTAGGAGATTTTGAATTTGATAAAAAAGAAATTACAAATTGGAGAGAACAAGGACCAGATTTTAGCTGTCCTTTAATTTCAATCCATACTTTACAACAAGTTGGCTTTTTTGATGAGAATTTTATACCTGCATATTATGAAGATAATGACTATCACTTAAGAATTGTTAAATTAAATAAAATTGCAAAAAGAATAAGTTACGCACCTTATTATCATTTTGGAAGTATGACAATTAAATCAAATCCATATTTAGGAATTAACTCAAGTAAAACAGAAAGAGTATTTATTGAAAAATGGGGACATATTCCAGCACTATGTATGGACGGATTAGGTTATCAAAAACCATACAACGATGATAAATACAACATTACAGATTGGAAAAATATTCCTAATGAGTATAAAAAAATATGGCACAATTAAACGCAAACACACCTTATATACTATGTAGAATTAGAAAAAAATATACAGGATATGAAAAAGATTTAGAGGGCTACATCTTCGCAGTTAAGTCAATGATTAATAGACCTTTACATTTTCATTTTCTATCAAGTATTGGTGCAATGTTTTGGAATATGCCAATATCAGCATTTATTCACAAAGAAGAATACGATATTTTAAATTTTAAAGAAGAAAAAAGATTATCACTATTACAAACTTGGGATTGTCAATCCAATAATATAGCAGTAACAACATTTGCATTTCTGCAAAACAAAAGAGTAGATGTAAGGTGTAGAGATAAGATTTGGAGAAGTGGAGTTTATTTATTTACAATTGATGATTACGAAGGAGATTTAAACGAGTTAAATGTCGGATATTCAAATGACCAAGACTCAAAATGCTATCACTTCATAGTTTTAGATGACGGAAACTTTTGTTGTCAACCAAATAACTTACTCAGGTGGCACAATGCAGATTTTATAGTTCCATATAGTAAAGAAAATTTACCGAGATTAAAAATATATAGTGAACAATTAACAAGTGAGGGAATAGACAGAACCTATGGTAATAGTCCATATTATTTTTATGAAGATGAAGAAGTTGAAGAAGTTGAAAAAGTAGAAGATTATGAATAAAAAAATTAAAATATTAGCATTAATGGATAGCCCAACGGTATCAACAGGATTTGGAATACTCGCAAAAAACATACTAAAGAAATTAAATGAAACAGATAAGTACGATATAACGGTAGTAGGAATTAATTACAGAGGAACAATCAACAAAGAAGATTTAGAAAAATATCCTTATACAATGACACCTGCTCAACCTGTAGGTTATTCAGATATTTATGGCAGGGGAAGAACAATCCAAATACTCACAGGTAAAGACATAGATATTAAAGCAGGTTTTGATTTATTATTTACAATTCAAGACCATTTTATATTAGCTGGAACAGATAATTTAGCCGAAGGGTACAATTTCAGCTTAAGAATTAAACAATTACAAAAAGAAATTTTATTAAATGAAAAAGTAGATAAAAATTATTTATTTAATTGGATTGGTTACTACCCTGTAGATGGTAGGTTACAAGATTATTGGGTAACACAAGGAATTGCATTATGTGATTATCCTATTAGTTATACAGAATTTGGAAAAGATGAAATGTTGAGATTTGATACCGATAAGTTAAACTTAAAAAATAGAGTTGAGATAATACCCCACGGAGTAAATACAAAAGACTTCTACCCCTTAAAAGATGAAGAAATAAAAGAGTTTAGAAAGAGGTATTTTCAAAATGAAGTTAAAGATGATGATTTTCTTATAGTTAATGTATCAAGAAACCAAATAAGAAAAGATTTAATGAGTACACTAAAAGCGTATGCAGAGTATAAAAAGATAAATGATAAAGCAAAATTATATCTACACTCAAAAAGAAATGATGTAGGGGGTGACTTATGGGAAATTGCAAAACAAGTGGGACTTAAAGAAACAGATATATTACTTCCGATTAATTTCAACGAAATGTATGGCTTTCCAATAGAAACAATAAACAAAATATACAATAGTGCAGATGTATTACTAACAACAACATTAGGGGAGGGTTGGGGATTTATCAATACAGAAGCAATGGCAGTTAATAAGATAATAATAGCTCCAGCAAATAGTTCAATTCCTGAAATAATAGGAATGAAAGATATTTATGAAAAAGAAGTTAATATTGATTATATTGAGAAAAATATAAACACACTAAGAGGAATACCTGTTAAATCAGGTTATGGACTTAATGATTTTATATGTATGGGAATTATAGACAATGGAGTTATAAGACCCAAAACAGATATAGAAGACATTGTAGTTAAATTAGATTGGGTTTATAAAAATAAAGATAAAGCAAATAAAATAGCACAGCAGGGGTATAATTGGGTTCAAACAATTAGTTGGGACAATGTAGTTAATAAGTGGGAACAGATTTTTGATAAGGCTTATAACGAATTAGAAAAACAAAGAAAAATTAATATAAAATTAAATAGAAATGACATTTGCTTTTGTAGTTCAGGAAAAAAATACAAACATTGTCACGGAAACAACGGAAACAACGGAAGCAACGATTAGAATAGAAATAACGACATCTTTTTAACAGATTACAATTAAGTTGCTTCAGTTATTATTGAGTTGTCCTTTAATTACTATTAATTAAAATCCCCCCCAACCGATTATGTTGTTGTCCTGTTATGATAAAATGAGTGTATCTATTTATTAGACAAAGATATTATAGAACAAACCCTCTCTTAAACAAGGGGGTTTTTCTATATGATAAAATAAAATTATGCTACTAAATAAACTTAAATTGTTAGAAAATAATCCAAGACAAATTAGCGATACACAATTTACATCATTGAAAAATTCATTAAAAAACTTTATGGAAATGTTGGAAATAAGACAAATTATTTATGATAAAGATTTTGTAATATGGGGAGGTAATCAAAGGTTTTTAGCATATAAAATGCTAGTTGAGCAGGGTGAGGTTGAGTACGATGAAAAATATTTTAAACAATTACCTGAAACTTGGAACTTAAAACAAAAGCAAGAGTTTGCAATTAAAGATAATAGCCCAACAGGATTGTCAGGAAGTTATGACGATATTATTTTACAAAACGAGTGGGACGATTTACCTTTGCAAGAGTGGGGAATTAATACTGACATATGGAGATATGACGATGAAAACGAAAGAGATTATGATGAAAATAATACAAAAGAAAGTATGGAAAAGTTTTTAAATGGAAATATTAAACAAATTGTGTTTTATTACACAAATCAAGAATATTTAGAAATAATGGATAAAATAAATAAAATTAAAGCAGAGAAAAATTTAGGAAATAATACAGATGTGTTTAATTTTTTGATAGAAACATATTATGCAGACAATATTAGTTGAAAGAAAAAAAATAGATTTAAATAAATTTAAAAATAGAACAGCTTTAGACACAGATTATACAAATTTTATAAAAGAGTCTTGTATTATTGCAGATAAAAATACAGGTGAAATATTATGTATTTATAAAAAATTAGATGAAGAAGAATTAGATTACAAACCATTGTTAAGAGGTTTAGATAATATAAAATTCCTTACTAGCACAAGGCAAGGCGGTCTATTATCAACCTCTAGAATTTTTGGCTACAGCCCCCGATTAGTTACGAGAAAAGATTTTTGTTCAACTACATCGCTTGCAAGAGATTATCCTAAAGAACATAGTCTAGTTTGTAGGTATGGAGAAAAAATAGCAAACATTTATCATATTTCAGACCCTATTATGTATAAAAAACATTTAGAAGTAACACAACAAAATGTAAATGAAGAATATACATTACCAAAAACACCATTTACTTCTGGCATCATTAATAAAGACAATCAGTTAAAATATCATTTTGATACTGGTAATTTTAAAGAAGTTTATTCAGCTATGTTAGTTTTAAAAAAAGATATAAAAGGAGGGCATTTAGCATTACCAGAATTAGATTTAGGAATAGAATTAGCAAATAATTCAGTTTTAATGTTTGACGGTCAAGGCATATTGCACGGCGTGACTTCAATATATAAACAAACTGCAAATTCAGTTAGATATTCAATAGTATATTATTCTTTAAGGCAAATGTGGAATTGTTTACCAATTACTGATGAATTAATTAGGATAAGAAATAAAAAGACAGAAAGAGAACAAAAGAGATTAGATAGGTTAAAGAGTGTAAATGAAAAATTGTAATATAAATATTTTATGAATAAATTTCAAGACAATAAAGGAAGATTTTTACCAAATAACATTGCAAACCCAACAGGTAAAGGAGGATTTAAAGATAATCCAGGAAATATAAATTTTGGTGGTAGAAAAAAAATGAGCAAAGGTTTGGTTATTGGTTGCAATTTTTTAAAGATTTAACTTTAGAAGAATTTATAAAATACACAGAAATAAAAAAAATTTACAGGAAATAAAAATGCTTAAATGGAATACAGAAAAAAGAAAAATTAATGATTTATTACCCTATGAAGCAAACCCAAGATTAATGAGAGAAGAACAAGTTGAACAACTAAAACAATCAATTACAAAATACAATTTGGTAGAAATTCCAGCAATAAATACAGATAATACAATAATCGCAGGACATCAAAGACTTAAAATAATGCAGTTATTAGGTAGAGGTGAAGAAGAAATTGATGTAAGAGTACCAAGTAGAAAATTAAACAAAGAAGAATTAGAAGAATATCTAATTAGAAGCAATAAAAATACAGGAGATTGGGATTGGGATTTATTAAGTTCGTATGATAAAGATTTTTTAATGGACTTAGGGTTTACTAAAAATGAATTAGATATAGTTTTTGGTTTATCAGATTTAATTGATTACGATAAATTAGAGGAAGAATTAAGATTTGATATTACTCAAATTGAAACAAAAAAAACTTATACATTAAGTGTTGAAAATTATATTAAACTTAAAGAATTTGCTGAAAGTTTAGAAGAAAAAGAAAACGGACATAAAGTTTCAATTGTTAAAGTTAAAAAAATTAATGTTACAAACGCACAAGCAGAGATAATTAATCAAGCATTAGAAGTTGTTGAAAATGATGGAATTAAACCAATAGGCAGAGCATTAGAATTAATTTGTGCAGATTTTTTAGGTAAATGAAAATATTTTTTAGTGGTGCAGGTTCAAGAGCAAAACTTTTATATGATGTAGGGGCAAGAAACTTTTTATACAATTATTACGATTTAAACAAAAATCAATCTTTAATTAAAACATTTGAAGAATTAATAAGTTTAAATTGTAATATTATGATTGATAGTGGTGCTCATACTTTTCAAAAAGGAGTAGTTAAAGTTGATTACGATAAATTTTTAAATGAGTATATAGTTTTTATAAATAAATATAAAAAACATATTGAAATGTATGTTGAATTAGATATTGAAAACATTGTTGGATTACCACAAGTTGAAAAATGGACTAAAAAATTAACAGAAGAAATAGGAATACCACCTGTTGTAGTATGGCATAGAGATAGAGGTTTTGATTATTGGAAATTTATGGCTAAAACTTATCCAATAATTGGATTTTCAGGTTTTATAACAACACCAGAAGGGGGTTCAGAAGTTCCAAATAAGTATTTACCTTTGTTTTTAAAAATTGCAAAAGATAATAATTCAAAAGTTCACGGATTTGGTTACACAAGATTTAGTAATCCGTTATTTAGGCATTTTTATAGTTCAGATAGCACTACTTGGCTAACAGGTGGAAAATTTAACAGAGTATTTGGCTCATCAATTAGAGGAAAAAAAAATGTTAATCATATAGAAAAAGATTTACACAATGTTAAATATACTTTAGAACAACAAAAAAAATACCTACATTAAAATAAAATATATATGTTAAAATATAAATACAACAGATTAATCAAACCGATTAATAAATTTGGGAGTGATGTATGGACAAGAAAGATGCATTGACCACAATTGCTATGCTCTCGGTGGCAGGTTATATCTCAGCACAGATTTTTGCTGATATTTCGTCAACGAAGATTGCAATGGTGGCAGGACTTGCAATTGATGGGGGTACATTTGTGTATCCATTTACTTTTACCTTGCGTGATATGATACACAAGGCTTGGGGTAAGGCAATGGCAAAAAAGGTAGTTCTAACGGCAGGTGCAATTAATCTTCTGATGGCACTGTTTTTTAGTTTTATCATCTGGTTACCTGCTGACCCTACTTGGGGATTTCAAGCAGAGTTTGAAACAATCCTTGGTCCTTTGTGGCGAATTGTGATTGCTTCAATTCTAGCAGAAGTCATTAGTGAGTTGATTGATACTGAGGCATATAGTTTCTTTATCAATCGAATAAGTAAGAAATTCCAATGGGGTCGGGTATTGTTTTCAAATGCCCTATCAATTCCAATTGACAGCGTAGTGTTTGGATTGATTGCTTTTGTAGGTGATTTACCTATTGAAGTAGTAATATCAATTATCATTTCAAACATTTTGGTGAAAGGTTTGATGACTATTTTTAGTATTCCAGGAATTTACCTGGTTAAGACTGAAAGGTCATAGAACTATGGTGGCTTTTTTCTGTTGTAGCCACCCTCTCAATAAATGTTCATTACATTAATAGAAAAAACTTTAAATATTAATATTGTATAATTTTATTATGAATAATAAAAACAGAGATAGCAAAGGAAGATTTTTACCAAATGTAATTCAAAATCCAACAGGAATAGGGGGTTTTGTTGATAATCCTCAGAACATTAATTTTGGGGGAAGGAAAAAGAACGAACAAAGATTTGGTTATTGGTTACAATTTTTCAAAGATTTAACTTTAGACGAATTTACAAAATATACAGAAACAAAAAAAATAAATGATATGTATGTTGCAGAAGCAATAGCATACGAAAGAGTTAAAAGAGCAAGAAAAGATTTAAACGAATATAAAGATTTAGCAGATAGAACAGAGGGTAGGGCATTACAAACAACAAATATTAGTGGTGATTTAAGACTTGCCAATCTATTAGGGGAATTAACAGGAGAAACAGGTGAAGATATATCACAAGAACCTACAAAAGATAATTAATTTTTACCTATTTGATAAACAAGAAGAAATAATATTAGATGATAGCAGATTTAAGTTTTTAAACGCAGGTAGAAGATTTGGAAAATCATTATTAGGGGCTTATTTTGCAACATACGAAGTTTTACAAAGTAATAAAAGAATTTGGATTGTTGCCCCAACAAATTCATTAACAGAAAAGATTTGGAGAGAGGTATATAAATGGTTTTTAGGACCTTTAAGTCCATTTGTAGAAAATATTTACACAGCAAGGGGTAATTTAAAACTAATTACAAAAACAGGAAGTTTTATAGAGTGTAAATCAACTGACGACCCAACAGGATTAATAGGTGAGGGTTTAGATTTATTAATTGGTGATGAAGCAAGTAGAATTAAAGAAGTTGCTTGGAGAGAAGCATTAAGACCAACATTATCAGATAGAAAAGGCAAGGGAATATTTATCTCAACACCCAAAGGAAGTAAAAATTGGTATTTCAGAGATTACAGAAAAGGATTTAAAAACGAATTAAATTACAAAAGTTGGAATTGTAGAAGTATTGACAACCCATACTTCCCAAAAGATGAGTGGGAACATTTAATTCAAGAATTTGGCATAGATAATCCTATATTTAGACAAGAATTTTTAGCAGAATTTATTGATGATGTAGGTTCAGTATTTAGAAATATAAACGCCTGTGTTGATGGAGATTTTGAAGAACCTTTCACATTAGGCAAATACTCAATGGGAGTAGATTTAGCAAAGACAACAGATTATACGGTGTGTTATGTAATAAGGCACGATACAAGACACATAGTCGCTTGGGATAGATATAATAATGTACCATACGATGACCAGATTGAAAGAATTGTTAGTTTGAGTAAAAAATATAATAATGCTAACATCTTATTAGATAGTACAGGAGTTGGCGACCCCGTATTTGATTTATTAAGAAACAGGGTAAATATTAAGCCCTATAAATTTACAAATTTAAGTAAAGAAAATCTAATCAAAGGATTAGTTATTGCTTTGGAAAATAAAGAAATAACTTATCCAAACATTGAAACATTAATAGATGAATTAAGCATTTTTGAATATCAGCAATCTGAAACAGGTATAATGAGATATAATGCACCTGATGGAGAACACGATGATTGTGTTATAGCATTAGCACTAACGATTAAAGCATTAAATGAAAGTAATACAGGTATTTTAGATTTTTATAAAAAAGAAAGTAAAAATGACGAAACAAAAACAAAATTTTATATCCAAAACAATCAACAATTTTTTATTTGAAAAGTTTAAAACAGAAATAGAAAAAGTAATAGAGTTAAACGGAAACAACGAACTAAAAATTCAAGAATTACAAAAACAATTAGCAAATCAAAATTCAACTTCTAAATCCCCACAAGAACAATTAAAACAATTTAATTTTTATCCAAGTTTTTTTAACGCACAAACAAGAAGTAATATAAAGGATAAACCAGAGGGAACAATTAATCCAAGTATTTTAAGGACATTTTCGGTAGATTATCCGATAGTAAGGGCTTGTATTGATTATATTAAGAACAAAACAACACACCTAGATTGGGGCATAATACCATTAGTTGATAATTTTAACGAAAATATACAACAAGAATTAGTTAATTTTTTCAAACAACCTGCAGGTAATGACAGCACAATGAGAACTTTTCAAGAACAAATAATTGAAGATTATCTAGTAATGGGAGCAATTGGAATAGAAAAATTAAAAACAAGAGGTGGACAATTAGTATCATTACTTCCTGTTGATGTTGGAACAATAAAAGTTAGAGTTAATGAAAATGGAAGAATACCCAACCCCCCAGAAATTGCATACGAACAATGGATTATGGGAACAAAAGTAGCAGAACTTACAAAAGATGACTTTATTTTGAGAATAAGAAACGCAAGAACAAATACAATATTTGGATTAAGTCCATTAGAGAGTTTAATTCTTCAAGTACAATCAGCACTAGCAGGAACATTATACAATTGGAAGTTTTTTACCGATAGTAACAATGTTGAAGGTTTTATGTCCGTACCTGAGGATTGGACAAGTGACCAAATATCAGAATTTCAAACATATTTTGACGCTATGGTAGCAGGAGACCCAAGATATCAAAGAAGAATTAAAATGATGCCTTACGGAGTAAATTACATTAGCACTAAAGACCCAAAAGATTTACCTTTTGAAAGATTTGAACTATGGTTATTGGAACAAACTTGTGCAGTATTTGGTGTACCCCCACAAGACCTTGGCTTTACGCATAACACAAACAGAGCAACAGCAGAAGTACAATCAGAAAAAGGACAAGAAAGAATTGGCAGAGCATTAATTAACTTTTTAGAAGAATTATTTACAAATATTATTCAAAGAGATTTAGAATATGTAGATTTTGAATTTAAATTTATAAATGTAAATCCAACAGATGTAAGAGAAGAAGCAGAGGTTGAAAACATTAAAATTAAATCAGGTATTTTAAGTGTAGATGAGGTTAGAATAGCACAGGGTTTAGACCCAATAGGATTAGAACATTATGTAATGACAGGAACAGGACCTATGTTAGTTAAGGATATAATTAATCCTGCAACAATAGAAGTTAAACCCATACAACAAAACACAAGACAAGTTGAGGTTAAAGAAGAAGAAGAAGCAGAAGAAGCAGAAGAAGCTGAAACAGAAGAATTAGAAAGAAAAGAAATCTTACAATGGAAAAAATATTGTATTAACAGCATTAAAAAGGGGAGAAGTTTTGATGGTTTTATTGCAAATAAAATTTCAAACGAAATTGTAAATGATATTAAAACTCAATTAGAAGAAGCAAATACAAAAGGTGATATTGTAAAAATATTTAGCCAATATTCAAATAAAGAATACAAAACAATTCAAACTTTAAAAAAAATGCTATATGAACTCAATAAAATTTAATTTACTTAAAAAAATAATTAATAAAAGTTTAGGAAATTTAAGGGTAAATGTTGTTTTAGATTTAGCAGAAGATTTACCTGAAACAAAAAAACTAATTAAAGATTTAAAATCAGAAATAAAAAAACAAGTAAATAATGCAATAACATACGAATTAGTAGAACAAGCATTTTTACTAACAAAAGTTGATTTAAATAATACAATTTTAGTCTTAGTAAGCAGGCAGTTAGCACCTTTGCTTCTAAACAAAAAAATTTATAATGATTTTGTTGCATTACTTACGGTTACAGCTAATCTTGCAGGACAAAATGCAGTTGATAAATTAACAAATAAAGATAAAGAAACAAAATTTAATTTAGAAAATAAAACAATTATAGATAGAAGATTACAAGAAATGTTACCCCAATTAGATGTAACAACAGCAAAACAAATAACTGAAAAGATACAAATAGCAAGAGAGAGTTTTTTAGAAGTCAATGAAACTACAAAATATGTTAAACAAGAATTAGAAAAATTAACAGAAAATAGAGTAGAAACAATAGTCAGAAACGAACTTGCAAATATATCAGGCGTGATACAAAATGAAGTATATAAAAAATCAGGTGTAGTAGAATTAAGATGGATAACTGCAAGAGATGAAGCAGTTTGTGAAATTTGTGAACCTCTACATAATACAATAATTAGAACAGGTGGGCTTTGGGTAAGCCAAACATCAAGTGGACAATACCCACCAATACATATTAATTGTAGATGTTATGTTGAACCAAGTGAAAGGTATGGGACAAATATATGGACAGGAAAATAGAAAATACAGAACAAATTAATTTAGATGAAAAAATTAAAATTAGAAATGCAGTAAAACCTGTGGTCGGTAAAATGGTCTTTGAAGAATTATTAAATAAAATATCCGAATTAAAAAATATAGTTCAAGAATTAGATGAATTTAAAAAAGTTGCAGGTATTTTTGATAAACCATTTGAAACACAAAAGATTGAGGGAAAAGTAGAAATAACAAACCAAAAAGAAGTTAAGTTTCCAGAGGTTCAAAAAGTTGAAATAATAAATAAAAAGCCAAATGATTTTGTTGAAAAAGTAGAAGTTACAAATCAACAAGAAATTCAAAAAGTAGAAGTAACAAACCAACAAGATATTCAAAAAGTAGAAGTAATTAATCAAAAAGAGATAAAAATTCAAGAAAAGATGAAAATAAATTATTGGAACAATTTAGTTATGATTTATCTTTTGATAAATTTGACGAATATTTTAGTATTGATAATTTAGATAAACAAAATCAATACGCAACATCTTACAAATATTTATTAGAGGTTAGAGAACTTATTGAAGAAAATATAAATGGTGAACAAGTTTTAGGTGATTTAGTTTGGGGTAATTTACAATCTGACGAGATATAAGTTTGCAAACATTTAAAATAAGTGCTAAAAACAAAATAGAACAATTATTAAATTTAGATTTAATTAATCTGTTAGGCAAAACCTAGCAGATTTTTTTTTAAAAAAAAATAAAATGCCTTTTGCAGGATTTAAAGATTTTAAAGAGTGTTTAAAAAAACAACAAGAAAATGGTTATGACCTTAAAACATCTAAAAAAATATGTGGAAAATTACAAGCAGAATTTGAAGTTAAATCAGAAAATAAAAAAGATAATAAAACTATGAAAACATTTGAATTTAACAAATACTTACCAATTTCAAAAATAAATAGTGAAGAACAAATAGTATATGGATACGCTTCAACGCCTGATTTAGATAGTCAGGGGGAAATCGTAGAAATAGAAGCATTAAAAGAAGCATTACCTAATTATATGAAGTTTCCAACAATTAGAGAAATGCACACAACAAACGCAGTAGGAAGAACAAGAGGAGCAAACATAGATGAAAAAGGATTATTTATAAGTGCAAAGATTGTAGATGATAACGCTTGGAAAAAAGTTAAAGAAGGAGTTTTTAATGGATTTAGCATTGGGGGCAGAGTTAAACAAATGGTTGATAATGTCATTAAGAGTTTAGATTTAACAGAAATTAGTCTAGTAGATGTACCTGCAAATAAAAATGCAGTAATAACACTCTTTAAAGCCGATGAAATAAATGAAGTTTATTCAAAATACCACTCACTTGTAAATATGAGTGCAAGTGAATTAGAAGCTTGGAGCAAAACAGAGTGCAGTAAGAAAGCAAGTTTATCAAGAAGTCCTATAAATAGAAATTTAAATCTATTAAGAAAGAAAAAGAGTGATTGGACAATGAGTGATGTTACAACAGCAAACAGGACAATTAGTTTTATATCAAGAATGCGAGGAGCAGAACAAGGAGAGAAAGTAGGCGATTGTCCGTCAAAAAGAGATATTAGTTTAAAAAATTGGGGATACAACCCGAACAAAACAAACAAAACAAACAAAGTTAAAAAGATTAAAAAAGCAGAACAAAATTTTAAAGTAGGTGATTTTGTTGAGTGGAATAGTAGTGGGGGAATTGCAAGAGGTAAGATAACAAGAATTATAAGAGAAGGAAGTGTTAATATTCCTGATAGTAATTTTACAATTACAGCAGAAAAAGACAACCCAGCATTACTTATCAGAGTTTATAGAAAAGATGAAAATAACATATACAAACCAACAGACAAAATAGTAGGACATAAAGCAAATAGCGTTAAAAGAACAACGGCAATAAAATTTATTAATTTAAACAATTTTAAGGAGGTGAGTCAGTTTAAAATGAATAAAAACGATGTAAATAATGATAAAAAAGTTGATATATCAGAAGTATCTAATGATAATAGTGATAATCAAGAAGTTTTAATATCCGATGAAGTTACAGAAGTTGATACAATTCTTAAAGAATTTTCAGAAGAAGATGAAAATTTAGAAGAAACAACAGAGGTAACAGAAGAAGATGTTGAAACTGACACTTCCGAAGATACAGAAGAAACAGATGAAACAGAAGAAACTGAGGATACAGAAGAAACAAATGAAATTAAAGAAGTATCAGACGAACCAACCGACCTACAAAAAAGTATAGATAAGATTAATCAATTAGAAAATAAATACAATCAAAAAATTGAAAAAATAAATACCATTGAAAAAATGGATAAAGCAATTTCAAAGATTGCAGATTTATTAGTAAAAATTGATGAGAGATTATCAAAAGTAGAAAATACTCCAGCAGAAACAAAAACAAAAGCAACATATCTAGTTGAAAAAAGTCTAGGAGATGTTGAAGTTAAAAAAGTAAATCCAGAAATTGAAAAAGCACAAGCTGAGTTAGACGAACTTATTAAAATAAGAGAAACAAACCCTGACAGATACGCACTAGAAAATATGAGTATTAGAGCATTTCAATTGCTAGATAAAATTAGAAAAAATTAAATTAAAAAACCATTTGAGAGGTGGTGAATAAGAAAATGAACATAAACGATATTAAAAAAGGAATATTAACTGATAGTGCTTTTATTAATCAGTTTAAGGCAGAAATTGCAAAAAGTGCAGAATTAAAAAGTACGTATACTTTTAGTCCTGATACAAGAAGCATTTTTAGTCCTGAAAACTTAGAAGCAGATGTTAAGTTAATGGTTCCTACTGATACTCCTATTAGAAACAGATTATCAAGAAGTAGAGGTTACGGAGAAGCAAGTGCTTGGAAAAGACTTACAAGTCAATTACAAGTTGGTTCAGATGGTTATACCATAGGAACAAACACTTCAGTCGCTTTTGCAGACGCAGGTGCACCAGCCGAAACATCTCAAACTTATGTAGTAACTTCAGCCCCCTACAAATTGTTGGGTAGAAAAATTGAAGTTGGTATGTTAGCAAATGTAGCTTCAAAAGGTGGTATAACACCCGAAACTGATATGTTTGCCCACAGACAAAGAATAAAGATGATGGAAGTAATGTTAGGCGAAGAAGCAATGATAATCTCAGGAAGTACAGCCACCAATTCATTAGAATTTGATGGTTTAGGCAGACAAATTACAACCAATTCAGGAACAGCAAGTTTATTAACAGCTAGTGGAATTGGAGTTTATTGCGAAACCTTATTCAGGAAGGGTTCAAGTCCTACAATGTTAGTTGCAAATGCTAGACAAACAAGAGCATTAGCAGACGAATTACAAGGTAGTGGTTCAATCCAAAGAATAATGGTAGATAATCAAGGTAATGGTATTGGGGGCATGAGACTTGCTAAAATTGTAAACCCAATAGACGGAACATTAATTGATGTAATGACTTCAAGATATGTTGGAGGTAATGCCTTTTTATTAACTGACAGAAGTCCAGCAGGTGAAGTTTATATTGATATGCAAGATTTAATTCCTATGAGTAGAGTAGATGTTCCAAGTTCAAATTTATCTATGATAAGTTTTGTATTTGAGGCAACCGTACTAAGAGTAATTGGAGAACCATATCAATTTGAGATTGCAGGATTAGCAATATAATTCTTGTTGAGGACTTTTTTATTCAAGTTGATTAAGTCCTCACAACTTGAAAGCAAGAAAATATGTATATAACAATAAACGAACTTAAAAGTGAATATCCACAAGACTATAGTGCTTATACTAATGAAGCATTAACATCGTTAATAGAAAAAGCAACAGATAAAGTTGATGATTATTGCGAACAATCATTTAATTTAGAAACAATCACAGATGAAATAAGCAAAGCATACATTGACGCAGATAATAGTTTAGTAGTCTTTCCAAGAAAAAAACCAATTCAAACTCTAACAAGTCTTAAAATAGTTAAAGGTGACGCAGAGGTAGAATTGACTTTAACAGATAGTAATGGAAGTTTTAGTTATACAATACCAACAACAAAAGACAGAATAATCTTACCCGTTGATGATATTACTCTTAATTCAGTAGATTTATTAGATTTTAGTACTTTGAGAAATGTAGATTTTTATTCCAAAATTACATACACAGCAGGTTACAGCACAATTCCAAACATAATAAAAGAAGCAACAGCATTATTCACACTTGATAGTATAGCAAGAAGAAGTAATCTATCAGGAGCAACAAGTATCAATCAGGGGGGAATTTCAATTACTTATGGAAATGGAAGAAGTGATTTGGTAAAAGACGCAGAAAGATTATTAAAAGGGTATAAAAAAGTAGGAGGATTTTAAATGGTTCCTATAATTACACATTACGCAGATTTTAAGAGGTTAAATTTAGACAATGATAATGACAAAGAAAGTTTTGTAGATGATTTAATAGGTGTGCCATGTAATATACAACCTGTTAGTAGTAATCCTGCTGAAATAGCAACAGGTATGTTTGGTAAATCTCACACAATGTTTGTATCTGCAACATATTCAGGAATAAGAGAAGGACAAAGGGTAACGGTATCCGGATATTATGACGGAGAATTAAACAGACAATTAATAGTTGAGGGGGTAAGCGATTGGAGTAAGGGAGTGCTAAATTACTATCAAATTAATTTAAACGCTTTACTAAAATGAAAATAAAAATAGAAATGAAAGAATTATCAAAATTAATAGAACAATCAGGAAAAGCAAGTCAAGCCGTATACCCATTAACAAGAAGTGCGTTAAATAAGTCGGCAACAAAAATTAAATATGACGCAAAAGATAATTCACCTGTTGCATTTGGAGATTTAAAACAATCAATCAATCATTATGTTGAGGGATTAACTGCCAAGATATGGGCAGAAAAACCCTACGCAGTATTTGTTGAAGAAGGAACAAAACCCCATTACCCACCAATAGCCCCTTTAGAAAGGTGGGCGAGATTAAAATTAGGAAGTTCATCTCTTGCATACGCAGTTCAAAAGAAAATAGGTAAAAAGGGAACAGATGCACAACCTTTTTTTAAACCTGCATACGAGAGTAATATTATTAATATAGAAAAAAATTTTAATGAATTAGCAGACCAATTAATAAGGATTATGATTAGTTAATATGAGTAACAGAATTGAAACAATAAAAAATGTAATAAAAAATAAAGTAGCTCAAATAACGCATATTAGAAATGTTTATGGATTTGATAAAGCGTACACAGAGGGCTACCCTTACGCAATTGTCATACCTGAAAGTTTTGATGGAAGTTTTGGAGATTTTAGTGCAATTAGTAAAAGAAATATTAGAAACTTTAACTTTATAATTAGAGTATATGTTGAAAGAGATGAAGATGGTTTTGGAGCAGAAAAAGCCCAAAGAGTAATAGAAGAAACAATTGATGAAATAATTAACACATTTGATAATTACACAACATTAGGGGGCGAGGTATTACAAGTTCAAGTTATAAGTGGAAGTTTTAATACTTTAAATATGGGTAATACAATTATAAGTGCAGATGTTTTACTTAATTGTAAAGATATAGTAAATGCGAGTTAAAAATATTTATTAAATTTTAAAAAAATGAAAGAGGTGATATTAAAATGACAATATTTACAGGAAGGCAAGGTTATTTAGGTTTAGCGATTGAAAGTGTTGCAGGAACACCAGAAGCAAGTCCTAGTGTATTTTTACCTTTTACAGAACAAAACTTAGAAAAAAAACACGAAAAGTTAATGGATATAAGTTCAAGAGCTTCAAGAATTGCAAATCGTGATAGTGTAGCAGGTAGAAAATGGACAGAAGGTGATGTTTCAATGTATTTAGACGCAATTAATTCAGGATACCTATTTAAACTCGCACTAGGAAATGAAGTTAAAACAAATGTATCATCTGGAATAGATAATCACCAATTTTTTGTAACAGCTTCAGGAAACAATCCAAAAACTGCAACAGCTTGGTTATATAGAGGAACAGGACCTACAATTCAACAAACTTCAAAATTAACAATTGATACTTTAGAATTAGAAATAACTAATGAAGATTTAGCAACAATGACAGCAAGTTTTATGGGTTCAGAAAGTACATCAAGTTCAGCACCCACCTTAACAACAACAAGTGGTACATTACTAACTTGGGCTAATGGTAGTTTAAGGTTTGGCGATACGGTTGCAAATGCAAGAAATTCAACACCAACAAAAATAACAAACTTTACAATGTCAATAGCAAATAATTTACAAATGATTTATAGGTCGGGTAGTAATTCAGTTGACGAGATATTAATGGGTGATTGTGAAGTAACAGGGGAATATACATTATTCTTTGAAAATGATACTCATTTGGATTATTATAATAATAATAGCAAAAATGCAATGGTATTAAGTTTAGAAGGTGCAAACATAGGAACAGGAATTGAAAAACTAGAAATTGCATTTGATAGAATTGTTTTAGAGGATAAGAGTATAGAAACAGGTCAAGATACATTATTTGCAATAACAGGTACATATAGAGCAATTAATGACACAAACGGACAAATAGTTGTAGTTAATTTACAAAATGGTAAAACCACTTTGTACTAATAACAGAGGGGGTGAAAGACCCCCACTTATATTATGAACATAAAACCTATTAAATCAGTAATTAATACGATAGAAAAAACATACCCCCAAGATAATGAATTGGTAGTTACTTTTTATAAGGACATACCAATGGGGGTAGCAGAAGTTTTACAAGATGAAAGTATAAGCGATTATAAAAGAAGTGTAGTTTTTATTACGCATATTGTTTGTGATTGGAACTTTGGAGATGAACAAGGTAATAAATTACCTATAACAGAAGATAGTGTTAATTTATTGGGTGCAAACTTGGTTAAATGGATTATTGAAGAAGCAAGTGAAATTATTAAACCCAATGAAGATAAAAAAAAATCTTAACTAAGGAATTGATTGCTTTTTTAACTTCAAAAAATGGGAGTATAAAAAATAGCGAATACAGAAAAATGAAATTTTGTGAGTTATTTAGAGTTAGTCCATTTGAATACGATAATTTACCCACAAAATTAGTTGATAGTTGGCTTTTGATGAAAAATTTAGAAAATAAACTTGATGAACAAAGAATTAAAAATAGTAATATCAGCAGAAGATAGAGCAAGTGCAGAAATAAATAGCTTTGGAAAAAGTGTTAATCAAGTAGAAAATAAAATTTTATCATTAAACAAAGTAAGTAGTACGCTTAAAGGTACTATTGCAAATGTAGGCGACTCATTTATGGAGGCGTCAAGAAAAGCAAGTACATTAGCTCAAATAGGTATTGCAGGTCTAACAACAGCAATAGTAGGATTAGGAACAAAAGGTGTAATGATGGCAGGTGATTTACAACAAATTAGATTGGGATTAGAAACATTAACAGGTAGTGCAGAAGAAGCAGACAAAGCAATGAAACAAATTAAAATAGACGCAATGAAAACACCCTTTGACTTAAGAGAAATAGCAAGAGCAAATCAAATGTTAATAAGTACAGGTTTATCAACAGACGCAAGTAGAGAAGCAGTTTTAGCACTAGGAAATGCGATTGTAGCAACAGGTGGGGGACAAGCAGAATTTTCTCGTATGATAGGAAACTTACAACAAATAAAAAATGTAGGTGAAGCGTCTGCAATGGATATTAGACAATTTGGTTTTGCAGGTATTAACATATATAAGTTAATGGAAGAAGCAGGTAAGAAAGCAGGTAGAACATTAACAAATAGTTATGAAGATATTGTTTATGCACTAAAAGTAGCACAAGAAGAAGGGGGATTATTTGAAAACGCATTACAAAAACAGGGTAATTCATTTAATTTAGTTATCAGTAATTTAAAAGATATTGCAAATGTTTTACTCGCAGATATAGTTGAGGGAACAGGGGTATTTGGTTTTATTAATAATAAATTAATTGAACTTTCAAAATATCTAACAGAAAATAAAGACGCATTTGTTAACTTTTTTAAAGGATTAAAAGATAATCCAAAATTAATTGAATTTGTTGAAAAAGTAAATACGAATTTTAAAAAGTTTAGCGATTGGGTAAAACAAAATGGGGAATTAGTTAAAAATTTTCTAATAGGTTTAGCAGTTGCATTTACATTATTAACAATAGTAGGAACAATAACAGGACTACTTAATCCGTTTAATTTAATTTTACTTACAATAGCAACAACAATAGCATTTGTTAAAACAATATGGGAACAAAACTTATACGGAATAAGAGATATTACATTTGAAGTTTTAAATAAAGTAAAAACATTTTTTGAAGAAAACAAGACAGCAATAATTTTTATTTTAGAAACATTAAAATTTGCAATTCAAATAATTTGGGAAACAATTAAACAAATTGTAATTACAGCAGTTAGAATAATTTACACTACAATTGAATTTGTTTTTAATCAAATTAAAGATACTATAACAGCAATACTTGGAATAATAGAAGGGGTTATGAAAGTATTTTTTGGAATATTTACAGGAGATTGGGGACTTGCGATGGAGGGAGCAAGACAAATAGTTGATGTGGGTTTTAATTTAATTAAAGATACATTTGGAAATGTTGCAGATTTTATCATAAATATTATGAAGTCATTATTTGAGGGAGTGATTAGTTGGTTTACTGCAATAATAGATTACGCATTGGGTTGGGCTGAAAAAATTAAAGAAATAATATCAAATGCCTTTTCAGGAGGAAAATCCGTTTCAATAAAAAACTTAAATCCAAAAGAAGCATTTGATAAGGCAATTCAAAGTCAATCAATTAAAGATTTCTACTCAAACCCCCAACCTTTAACACCCTTAAATAAACAAAGTAGCCAGTACAACACAAATAATAGTAATGTATTGATTAATTTTAATGGAAATATGAGTGTTAGAAATGACAACGATATAAACAAAATTTCTAACGAAGTTAAGAATTTATTTAATAGGGAAAATTTATTGTATAGACAGGGGCTACTATGATTAAGTACGGAAATTTAAACTTACAAACAGACAACATCATTACTGAAAGTGTACAACACAGCCAAATGGCAGATAGAATTATTAATTCATACCCTATAAGTAGAAGAAGTGGTAACAAGTTTATTAATGATGAGTTTGGGACAAAAACAATAAGTATTAAAGGAATAATAATAAGCCCAAGTGCTTCAGGATTGCAGGGAATTAAAGATGTAATGCAGAAAGAATTATCAATACCCGAACAACAACTCACAATTGATACAGGCAGGGTTTATTATGCGACCTGTTCTAAAGCCGATTTTCCTGAACTTAGATACACACAATCAGCACAACCCTTTGAATTAGAATTTTTTAGCAGTAGTCCGTATAGTTATGGCTCAACATTAACAGCAGGATTTGTAATAGGAAGTGGAATACAATCAACCTTAATAACAACAACAATATCAGGAAGTGCAAACATTGAACCTCAAATCACACTATCATATAGTGGAATTAACACAATTAGTAGAATTAGTTTGTATCACCTAGAAAAAGGAAGTAATGTAACTATTAGTGGTTCTTTTTTATCAGGAACAGAAACCGTATTAAATTATGAAAATGCAACCGTAAATAATTCAGGAATTTTGTCAGATTATACGGGTCAATTTTCAAAATGGGATAGTGGAGTAAATAATCTTACTATTGAATTAGAAGGCAAGACAGACTTTAAAATAAATGGTGATATTACTTATACCCCACGATTTTATCATTAATGATTAATTATCCAACAAGTTTAGATACTTTTATAAACCCAACACCTACAAGTGACTTAACAAGTCCATCACATAGCCAACAACATAGCGACATTAACGATAGTGTTGAAGCATTACAAACAAAAGTGGGAGTAAATAATTCAACAGATACAAGTAGTTTAGATTATAAAATTAGAACAATTAACAATTACAAAATAGTACCTAGTGTAGCAAGTAGCAATTTAACGGTAGCACTAAAGACACTAGCAGGTAATGATCCGTCAGCAAATGACCCAATATATATAAGAATTGGAGATGAGATAAGAACAATAACAGGAGCTTTATCAAGTACGCTAAACGCAGGGTCTAATTATTTTAATTCAGGTTCAGCAGAACTTGCAACAAAAGAAGTGGATTATTTTGTTTATGTTGGTTATAGTGTTACTTCATCAGCAATGTTTATTGGTTTTGCAAGAATACCTTATGCAAACTTGTTATCAGATTTTGTTGACTCAACTACAAGCGAAAAGTTATTTAGTGAGTTTGTAGGTTCAAAACAATCAACAAGTGCATCAAAAATAACGGTAATAGGAAGATTTGGTGCAACATTAAGTGCAGGTGCAGGTTACACTTGGAGTGTTCCTACTTTTAATGCAAATAATTTAATTCAAAGACCAATTTATGAAACAAGGTGGCTCAACGCAGTTGCAACACCGACAGGTTTATCAGCAACAACTGCTTCGGATATGAATTATCAAATTACAAGTAGAATATTAAATTTTGTCTGTTATGTTGAAGGAACAAGTAATTCAACTTCTTTTTCAGCCAAAGTACCTATGGCTTGTGGTTCTTTTACAGGTACAAATTATTTTGGTGGCTCATCGTTATATGCACAAGATAATGGTTCTGTATTAACAGTAGCGTCAAGGTGGTCAATAACAGAAACGGAAACTTCAATTACTTTTTATAAAACTTTTAACGCTCCAGCTACTTGGACAGGTTCAGGAAATAAAACGGTATACGCTAGTGGAAATTATGGGTTATAAAATTTAATTAAAATGATTTACAACGCAAATTTTAAATATAATCAAGAAAATTATAATTACTTAGGTTTTTTAGTAGCAGATACAACTTATTACAAAAAAAATTACATTTACAAAGTTTATGCTAAATCAACTTTTGAGTGGGATAGTTTTAAGTGGGATATTGGGAAGTGGAGTACAGGACTTGAAAAAGGTTTAATCGCAATATGGCGAAATGATGTAATAAGTGAACCCACATTTCAATCAACAATCAATTCAGGTGACGCAGAAATGGTTATAAGACTTGCAAGACCTTTTGATAATTTTGGTGAAAACTTAGATGTAGAATTAAATAATAAGGTTGAGTGTATTATCTACGACAAAGAAGAACCAAATGGAAAAACATTATTTTCAGGATTTATTGCAGGTTATATGCCAACACTTGAAGATGATAATCAATATTTAGATGTCAGAGTAAAAGGATATACAGCTACTTTAAACAGAATAATGAAAGATAATTCAGGCAACACAACAATAACATACACAAACCAAGACCCAAGCAACATACTAAAAGATGTAATAAACAAGTTTCAAAATGATTTAGGAGAAATAGGTTATTCAGGAACAAATATCCAATTAACAAATACACAAGTAACATATACATTTAACACTGTAACTTATAAAGAAGCATTAGATAAGATAATTGAATTTAGTCCTTTTGGGTGGTTTTATAGAATTGATAGCACTAATAAGATTTATTTTCAAGAAAAACCAATTATTATTAATCACCAAATAAGTACAAAAAAAGATGTCCTATATTTACAACCCGAAAGAAATATTGATGATTTTGCAAACGAAATTTACTTTATAGGGGGTGAAACAGGGGGAAGTAATTTATTTTTATTTACAAAAGATACAACATCTATTGATGATTATGGAAAACAAGCAGAAAAAGTTTTTGACGCAGGGGTTACAAATACACAAACGGCAACAAAAATTATACAAAGAAGATTACAAGAAAAAGCAAATCCTACAAGAAGAACAATAGTTAGAATTGCAGATAGTAATGGTTCAACATATTCAGATATAGGTTATGACATAGAAAGTATTAAGGTGGGGGAAAATATATCAATTAGTGAATTAACAGGAGCAATACCAAATCCAACATTATGGGACAACTTTGTGTGGGAACAAAACCTGTGGGATAATGTCCGTAGTGCAGAATTATCAGATTTAATGCAAATTGTACGAATTACTTATAATCCTGATTTTTTGGAGCTTGAAGCAACAACAAGACTGCCAGAAATAAATAGAAGAATTGAAGATATTAATTTAAAAGTTGAAAGTAATAATTTAGTTGGTAATCCAACTATACCAACGGAAGTTTAAAAATGGCTACATTATACACATTTACACCTAACACAACAGCAAAGGCAAGTGAAGTAAATCAAAACTTTACAAATATTAATTCACAAATTAATCCTGAACATAACACAGACGGAACACACAGCATAATCAATCCAACTGCAATTAAGGGGGGAATTGTTACATTAACAGACAATTCAACAATTAATATAGACGGAAATCTAGGTAATGTTTTTCAAGTTACATTAGGGGGAAACAGAACCTTAACAATATCAAATATTGGAGTGGGGCAAAGAATTATTTTAAGATTAATTCAAGACGGAACAGGAAGTAGAACTATTACTTTCTTTTCAACAATTAAGTGGGCTGACGGAACAACCCCAACACTTACAACATCTCCTAATAAGATTGATGTATTTGGATTTATGTGTAGTTCGTCAGGTAATTTTGACGGATTTATTATAGGACAAAATTTATAATGAGTTATAAAACAATCGCAGTAGGAAATACAACACAACATAATATAGGAAATGTTAGTAGTGGTAGTTTTAGTCATACGGTTGTTACAGGTTCAGATAGAAAACTAATTTTAATTCACGCAGGTAGGGGTGGTGAAACAATAACAAGTGTTACAGCAAATACAAGGTCAATGACACTTGCTAAACAATCAACAGCTTTTGACCAATGTTTGACCCAAATATTTTATTTAGATAATCCAGATGTAGGAAGTAATACAATTGCTTACACTTTAGCAGGAACAGAAGATAATAGAGCAGTAATTGGAGTTATAGATATTAGAAATGCAAAACAAGGAACAATCACAAGAACAGATGAACAAGTGGGTACAGGTTCAAGTTTTAGCAATACGGTTACAATAGATTTATCAGGTTCAATAGTTATAGAGGGACAATTCAACATTAATACTTCAGCAGGAAGTCCAAGTTCAGGACAAACAACAATTGCAAGTAGAAGTGGTGACGATAGTGGGGGAGCAAGTTACAAAGCAAATGTAAGTGCAGGAACAACAACAATGGGGTGGTCAGGTTTTAGCTCAGGTTCAACAGCATATAGTCAAGCAGTAGTAGTTATAGAACCTGCCAAAATTAAAGGGGGTTCATTTTTATTAATTTAAAAAAATAAAACTATGGAAACAACAGAATTAACAATAACAGAAAAAGGAAAAGATTTAGAAATTAAAAGAATAGTAAATGAAATATTAACAATTTTAGAAAACACAAAAACAGAAAGTGTTGATATACCAAGTTCTGAGGGGGGAACTTTCAATCTTTTGTATATTCCAACAAGTGTAATAGAATTAATTAAAGAAAACTATTCATTTTATTTAAATCAATGAAACTAAACTACGAACCACTAATTAAAATACTAATTCCTTTATTAGGCATTGCAGTAGCTTGGGGTGTTATTACAACAAGAATAAATACTTTTGAAGTGCGAATAACTAAACTTGAACAAGAAATTGAGAAGTTAGACGAAACTTTCTTAAAAATAGAGGTAAGACTTGCAGAAATTCAAAAAGATATACAATCTATAAATAGTAAACTATAATATAAAATATGATAAAACTAAAAAGAGGATTATTTGAAGGGGACTTTGTTTTAAGCCAACCTTTTGGAACAAATCCAGAGTGGTATAAACCTTTTGGGCTTAAAGGTCATAATGGAATAGATTACGCAACACCTGTGGGTACAAAATTATTTTCAGCAATTTCAGGAACAATAACAGAAACTGCCAACGATAAAAACGGATACGGAATTTATATCAAAATAGAAAATGATGAGTGTGGTATTTTGTACGGACATCTAAAAGAATTACCTAAATTAAAAGTAGGAGATATTGTTAAAGCAGGGGATTTAATCGCTATATCAGGCAACACAGGTAATAGTACAGGACCCCATTTACATTTTGGAGTATTTCCAAAACCCAGAAACAGAGATAATGGTTATGCAGGTTACATTGACCCATTTGATAAGAAAAAAATTGATTGGGTAGATGTTTATGAAACAGGTGTTTCAACAGACAGCGTTGATACATTAAGAAAAGCATTAGAAGAAATGACTAAGAATAAAGAAGATTGGAAAGAAAAAGCAAGAAATTTAGAAAGTGAAATTAAAGATTTAAAAAAAGAGATAAAAGAAAAAGAAAATTCTTTCAATAAATTAAAATTATTGTGTGAAGAATTAGAACAATTATTAAATAACGAGAAAGTCAAAAACGCCAATTTAAGCAACGAATTAAGTGAGGTTAAGGTAGAACTAGATAACAGCAGTAAAGATGTCCTAAAATACCAAAACGAACTCCAAAACATAAAAAAAATAAATACATCTAATACAGAAAATAATATTATTATTAATAATTTAAAAAAATTGAAAGAAATATATGAAAATCTTAAGTCAAGAAAAATACAATAAATGGTTAAATAATTCACTTACTTTTTTAGCCCCTTTATTTATTTTGTATTTAATAACAATACAAGAAAGAATAATGAGTAATGGAATTTCAATTAATGATTTTCAAATTGATGAAACTATGGCTGGAGCAATGAGTTTATATCTTATTAACATACTGCTAGATTTTTTTAAAAAATATAAAAGTAAATAAACATTGTATTTTTAAATAATTGATACATAATTGAAATACAAAGAACTTTGACAAGGAGATATCCGTGATAGTTCTAACAGCCACCCTTACTTTAAGTTGTCCAGATTGTGACAACACCGAATTTATCCAAATCACCAAATCATTTACGGGCAGGTACGAGCTTGACGCATTTCTTAGATTTAGGGAATTTGTCGGGCAATTATCTGATAAAGGTTACAAACTCGTTCAATACACAATAACCTACAATTAGGAGGTCAAAATGTATCTAATAACAGCGAAAATCAAGTTTGTATTCTACAAAAGTGTATTCCGATATGATTATCAATGCGAGTTTCAAGCACAAAACCATTTTTTGCTTTGGAACCAGGTTGATAGATACATACGGGCTATGCAACACGATGGTTACGAACTCTCTAAAATGGAGTACGAATTGAGGGACTAACAATGGTCAGAATGCCAAAACACGAGTGGATGGCGTTACGATTGCAAATCTTAGAAAGGGACGAGTTTATTTGTCAAAGCTGTAAGCAGGGGGGTAGATATTCCAAAATAATTCTGGAAGTCCACCACATTGACCATAATCACGAGAATAATGACCCAAGTAATCTACAAACATTATGTAGGGCTTGTCATTATTATCACCACTACAGAAGGATTGACAAAAGAAGCAATTACTTCTCATAGACCCCAATGGATTATATATTTATTGGGGTATTTTTAATTTTTAAGTTTATATGCTTTTTTTAATTTACTTGGATTTTTTAAAACTAATTGGTAACAATCATAATCTAAAATATAATCTTTGTTTTTATATCTAAGAACATAAGGAGTACGATAATAATGCCTATGCCACTCGTTATCAATAATTGAATTACCAATTCCGATAGTACATAAACAGCAACGAATAGTAGTAACATTATTTTGTCTACTATCTGTTTTGATTATCATATTATTTTCATTTTATCTTATTTTGTGAAAATAAAAATAAATATTGACATATAATTAAATATATTATATAATAATAATATTATTAATTTAAAAAACAAAAGGAGTTTTTTATGAAAAATTATAATTTAATTACAGGAAATTTATATCAAGGTGAAAATCAAGTTGTTTTAGAAAGTGTTAGAGTTCAAAACAATTATAAATCAAATGCTTGGGTTACTTTTCTACAAGCTAATCAAAAGAACCTAAAAATTAAAAAAGGTAGTAAAGCAGTAACTATCTTTAATGGTTTTAGCACAGGTACGAAGAAAGTAAAAGAAGGAGACAAAGAAGTCATTAAAAATGTACCTATTATAAACGGCTATAGTAAAGTGTTTAATTTAGAACAAACTGAAAAAAAAGAAGATAAATAAATATTGACATATAATAAAATATATTATATAATAATATTATTATTAATTTAAAAAACAAAAGGAGTTTTTTATGAAAGAAAAATTAAAAAATTATTATGATGTACAAAGTCTAGTAGTAGATTATATGGTTAATATGACTAATATTGAAGATATTGCCAAAGAGTTAAAAATAAATGAGCAAGATTTATCCTACATATTCTCTAATTACAATTATTTTGATGAAGTATTCATTAACAAAACTAGACCACAAGTATTAGACGCACTTATCAGTTCCTGTGTAGAAGATATATTAGATTTAATCAAAAAATAAATATGCAAAAAGAATTAAAAAATTATATTAATACAAATATCATAAAAATTAGGGAATTAGTTTTCAAAAGCAATAAAAATGTAGATGATTTACCATATCTTTGGAATACTTACGATTTTATAGATTTAATGCCTACGCAAGAAGGTATTGATTTAATTAAAAAAGAAAATAATAACAATTTTAAAGAAATTGGTAGTTATATTAAAAACTTAATAAAAGAAAGGAGTTAGAAATGGTTTGTAAAATAATTGAAGATGATACAAAAGTAGGATTAGAAATTAAAATAAATCATTATATAAAAGATAAAGAAGTTATATCAATTACAGCAGTACATACAAAAAAAACATTTTTAGGTATTAGTCTGTTTAACTTTACGAGTACTTGGAGTTATAAAGTAATTATAGTTACAAAATAAATAGTTGATTTTTAATATAAGTTAATATATAATTACATTACAATTAAATATGGTAGCGACAACCAAAACTAACAAGGTGCAGAAAACTGTTCTGTATTAAAGTGCCTAGTAAATGTCGCAAACTTTGTTAGGCTAGGTACTTTGATTTAGAGCAGTTTTTTTATTGCTCAGAAAGGCAATAGTGGAAGTAGAAAAAGAAAATCCAAATTATTACTCAATCATTACAGCAGATGTAAGATACGATAAAAGACTAACAAGTACTCAAAAACTTTTATATTCAGAAATTGTAGCACTATCAAATAAGTATGGTTATTGTTATGCAAATAATAAATACTTCGCAGGTTTGTATGATGTTAAACCTAATTACATTTCAATAACAATTAATAAACTTATAAGTCTGGGCTATATAAAATCAGTAATAGATAAAGAAAAAGGTAACAATAGAAAACTTTATATCGTAGAACCAAAGAAACAAATTGAAACAATTGAAATATCTAATACAGATAAAAAAGATGATACAAAAGTGATAGACCTATATAACAAAAGTGATATACCTACAACACAAAAGTTAGATACCTATATTACTAGAGAAATAGACCTATATAACAAAAGTGATATACCTATATTACAAAAGTTAGATACCTATATTACAAAAGTAATAGACATTAATATTAAACATAATAATAAACAAAATATTAAAGAGAATATAGAAAATAAATTTTCTAAAAAAACACCTAACTTACCTAAAACATCTAATACAATTAATACACCTTACAAGAAAGAAAATATAAAGTTTTATGAGAATATTATTAACACCTATAATTCAATAGAAGGAAGACCTGCTGTTAGAGGTTTTAAAGTTTGGGCTAAAAATTGCGATTATTGGCTTAAAAGTAATGATAATCCTGACGGATATTGTGAAGATGATATTGTTAGAAGCATATTTCATATTCTACTATGTAAGAAAAAATGGGAAGGACAAACAAGTTTAGAACTTCATTTCAGACAAAAAGATAGTAAAGGAAATCCAATAGACAGAATTGGTGAAGCATTACTAATGCAAGTACCTAATTTAGAAGAAACAGGATATCTAAAAGGTTCTCATATAGAAGCACATCAAATTTATAATGAAAGGTACAGAAATGATTGACAGATTTTTAAAATTATTTGACCCAAATTACAAAAAAGGTTTAAACACAGGTTTTAAAAAATTAGATGAATTAGGAGGACTTCCTAAAGGTGCATTAACTATTATTGCAAGTGGAACAGGAGTTGGAAAAAGTTTATTCGCAACACAAATATTAATAAACCTAGCAAGAGAAAAAATTAAATCAGTATATTTTGAACTTGAAAATGGTTACGACATTACAACACAGAGATTATTAAGAAATTATTGTTTTATGAACAATGAGATTTTTAATCAAGAAAATATTGAAATAGCAAAATTAAAATTTCAAGAATTAGAAGATTTAATTTCTATATGGTATTACGAACAATTAGACGAAACTAACATTGTAGAAAGCATAATAGAAAAATTAGAAATCTATAAAAGTCAAGTTGAAGTATATTTAGTTGATAATTTAGAAAGTTTAAGTTCAAAAGTCAATGCACAAGACATATACAAGGAACAAAGTGATTTAATAAAAAAATTACAAGAGTTTGCCAATACTTATAACAAATCAATTATTTTAACGCACCATATTAGAAAAGATACAATATCAAGTAAAAAATTAATTGATGGACAAATGCCTAAAGCAGATGTCATTATTCCAAGTTTAGAAAATATAAAAGGTTCAGGAAATATTACAAACTTCGCTCATTCAGTATGGGGAATAGTACGAGATAAAGACAGCAAATCCAAAACAGAAAGAAGTATTACAAGACTAAGAATTTTAAAAAATAGAACAGGTTTATCAGGTGAGTGTGTTTTTTATTTAGATGAGGAAACTCTATCATTTCAAGATAAACCAATTTTTGATAGTATGGGCTACACAGGATATTCAAAATTTACAAATTTATAGTAAATTTTACAAATATAATATATAATAGAGTATATGTATTACTACGAAAAAAATAAAATTGAAGATAAACACTTATTTGAAAACATCACAGATTATAAACTATCAAGATTATCTAATTTATCACAATCTTATCTTAACACTATCAAAAACGGAAAAATCGTTATATCTAAACAACAATACCTTAGACTTAAAAAAATAATTGAAGAAAATAGTTGACAAATAATAATAATCATTATATAATTATATTAATAATAAATCTTAAATGGTATATCTAGGCTTATTATTAATCGGCGTGGGCATACCTATTAGGATTTATTATTAAAAAGCAAAAAGCAGGGAGTAATATGACAGAGGTTACTCCCATCGTGTAGCGATAATTACTTTTTGGAATTTATCTAAAAAGTAGCGATTGCTACAAATAGGACAGAATACAATCAGGAGAGATAAAATGTCCGACAAAAAAAATACAAGCAACTCTGGGTTTCAATCTGCAAAAGAAATCCTGCAAGAAAAAGCCGAACGACTACAAGCAGAGGCAGACAAACAGCGTGAAAAAGCAGAACGCCTTGAACGCCAAGCTGAGGTAATTCGGAACTCAACTAACAAGCGATAATATCGCACAAGACACAAAATACTATATGTACTTTGTGTCTTTTTTTTTACCCCTTGACATATAATTAAAATTATTATATTATTAATATAGTAAAAAATTAAAAAAGGAAAAAATGGAAAAAAAGGAATATATAACCACCATTATACCCAAGACTCAAGATACTAAAAAAGTATCAACAAAAAAAGTATTAAATTCTATTAAATGTTACTACTGCAATGTATCACCTATTGACCACATTGAACTAGCAATGATGATTACAGGTCAATGCCTAAATTGTCAAAGTATGTATGAAAAAAGTCTTAAACATTTAGAACTTAATAAGGGAGATGTATGTATAAAATAAATTCAAACATAGTTAACCTACTTCATAAAATAATTAAAGACACAAAAGAAGTAGAACAGATAGTGTCAATGATAGAACTAGATGTAGGAATACACGAATATTCTAAATTAGTTGAAAGGATAAATAATGAAAAACCAAAAACAAACACAAAATAAAAGCACTAAAACCACCATAAGAAATAAATACATTAGTGTGCAGAAAAAAGATTATAAATTCAATTTTGTAAAAAA